AGCTCCTAAGAGGCTATAAGGACCGGACGGTAAAACACTAACCGATGCTAGTCATTATGGCGAGAACCATAATGCAGGACATCGGCTAACAAACCGTTTTGGAGTCACTTTGCGTGACTTCAACACGCTAGTTAGAAACTAGGGTGCGTTCGCAACCTGCCAGGACTGATTTCTCAGTGCCCCTGGTCTAGGTGATGCGACGAGATCCACTTGTGGATAAGCCTTAGATCCAGCGGTAGCTGTCTCCCTTCTTAGGGGGGAACAACCGCGCCAGCTTGAGGGCTATTGTACTTACCTACTCTCTTCGGAGAGATGATAGGAAAAGTGCAACTTCCCGCTAAGCTCTGGAAAGGCGAGATATTCGCGTAATATTCATTACTACGAATACCTGACCTTCCATACTTATCCACGACATAATAATGTCTCCTCCTTAATCGGAGGGATCACCGACCGTGATCAGCAGACACTATTATGCGTAGTGTAAGTTTTGGAATGCAAGGGAGGTATTGCCGGGTAATGACCCTGTTTGCGTCTATTTCGCTGTTCTTATTACTCTCTTTGATAAGGTTGGAAGCAGTGCTGTCCGCCCTCATCGTATAAGGAGATACTCTGCCCGGTTGACGGGTTTAAGGATTGAGTTGGGGGTAGTTGAGTAGTGATACTCTTCTACACCTAAAACCGTATCCTAGAAGGTAGTTAGCCTTCTCAGAGTCTCCCCAAGAGTTTCCAAGCTTTGAAACTTGGGTAACAAGAACATCCTATTTTAACTGTGGATACTGGCAAGGCCATCTATTCATAGAACTTTCCCCGAAAGGGGGCTGGTAGATTCGACCAATCTCGAGTAAGCGTTAAATACATAACATCTTGCAGGAGACACTCAAGGATTAAATATCCCCTTAAGTGGGGGTCTTTGAGAACACTTCGGCAGGGTGCGAAAGCGTCCGAAAGAACCTGTCTGGTGAATCGCCAGTGCTGCAACCTCAGCTCCCTGGTTTATACCGGAAGAAGGGCCTACCAAAAGTAGGACACCCCCTTTGGAAGGTCAGGGATCATAGGCCTACGTAGATAGAGAGATCGACTCGGATGAAGAACAGTCCGATGTGAAATCAATGACCTACTATAAGGCTATGGAGTGATCAGCGTCTAGTAAAATTCTATTACTTAGATATGGCCACATTAATTCTAATAATTTTGGCAGCGTTCCTATCAATGATTGATAGATTCAACCTAGGTTGAGTGCTGGTGAAACTCGTCGAATTAGATGCGTTTTACTATCACCTCCTAATTGTTTTATTAGTCATGGTGAGAATACTTGCCTTCCTTTACAGGAAATTATGGATATTAAGAGCTATGATTAGAAAGTTCTATCAATGGCTTGATGCTGGGAACCAAAATGGTTCTGGTCCTAGCGGATCAAAATCATCGACCGGAAACGGAAGACGTGGATATTCCACATCTGCCGTTGCGGGACGTTCTAGTCAAGCAACACCATTATCCAAAGTTCGTCCGAGATTTAGAAGCAAATGGTCTAAAAAACTATCTGCTTTAAAAGTCGTCGGAACGACAAAAATAGGTAACTTTTTCAAAGTTATCGCGAAAAGAGGTGCTTTAGTATCTCTGGCAGGGGGGAAAGCCACAAAAGGCCTACCTACCCTGTCTAACCTCCTAAGCAGACTCGGATTCCGAATTGTTCGGGCCGTGTTCTGTTATGGAGGGAAATACCTCTCAAGACTAAGACAACTTAACGCTTTCCATGTGCACGTTCTCAATAAGAGACGTCATCATGGTGACGTTTTTGTGGTGAAGTACTTGAAAGTGTCGCAACTCGCGACGCAGAAAGCAATAGCTGGAACTCCGGTTGACTCATTGAGACAACTGGAACCAGCTCTCCCATTACCTTGGGTTACAAACCAAGGTTTTCCGAAATGGATACCCATCAGGGACCGACGATTAATGATCGCTGGTTCTTCTGGGATAATCCGATGGTATCTGACTTTGTTCGCCGTGTATAGAGTGATCTATATTCCGGGAACGTTAAAGTTAGGTACTATCACGGAACCTTGCTCTGTAAGCTTTAACAGAGTTCAAGCGATTATTAGGGAAGTAGTATTACTAGTTCCCAAAGATATGATCGCCCATACTCTGTTTCAGCAACCCAAAGCTGCATATAAGGTGGGAGTGGAGGCTCTGCCCCACATCCCCTTCCTTGAATCTGCCTCATCCACTCAAAAGGTGGCATGAGGGGGGTTGATTAACGATGTGGCAGTGTTAAGAAATTTAAAACTTCTTAACGCTCTTCTGACGTTCTGTGCAATGACAGGCCAAGTAGCCTATTATCGATTACTGAAAAGTATCGATGATGGACTGCTGGCATGTGATGGGCTAATGCCTATCACATCTGCCGTTGGACAGATACTTACCTTGGAATCTTCTGCTGGTCGATTATCGATCAAAGAAGAAGCCGCTGGTAAGGTCAGAGTGTTTGCCATGGTGACTATTTGGGATCAAATCGTTCTGAAACCATTACATGAACAATTGTTCAGATGGTTAAGACGATTGCCTAATGATGCAACTTTCAATCAGGATCAGGCTGTTGCCCGATGCTTTGAGAAAGCTGCGCTCGCTGGGAAATCTTTCGGTTATGACCTTTCGGCCGCAACTGATCGACTACCCATCGAACTTCAAAAGGCGATCCTAAATACTCTAATCCCTAGACTTGGGGATATCTGAGCTATAATCTTGGTTTCCCGAGATTATGTTCTGAATCTCCCTAAGAAATATGGATTGGGGACACAGGTACTACGGTACGCTGTGGGTCAACCAATGGGAGCACTGAGCTCTTGGGCTATGTTGGCGGTTACGCACCACCTTGTAGCTCAATTAGCTGCACATCGTTCTAGATCCCGAGGAGTCTTTGACTCCTTTGGGTTTTGGTTGCCTACTGGTTGGTATACTGGTTACGAAGTCCTTGGTGATGACATAGTCATCTTCGAGGAGAACGTAGCTAAGGAATACTTAGCAATTATGGAAGAACTGGGTGTGCCCATTAACCTCTCTAAGAGTGTTATTGCGACAAACCCAACTTTCGAATTTGCTAAGGTTACCGGCCATAAGGGTAACCACGTTGCGGCGGTAAGCTGAGCACAGTTTATGTCTCAGCCTACGTTAATGGGTAGAGTTGGGATATGCTTCTCGCTTCTTCGAAAACCAAATCTGGTTCGAAAAGAATTCTTGAAGTATATCACAGCCTTTGCCCGAGAGAGTAAATACTCAGTCGGTCTCCCTAACTTGTTTTACTTAGCATTAGGAACTATGTTCACTAATTCTGGTAAAATTAAGTTGTCAGGGTTGGCTTACTCTGTATTAACTTTCAAGGACGGAAAACTAACTCTGGTGCCAGCTCTTTTCGAGCGACCATCAGGTTGGTTAATCCGAGCCTTAATCGCTGCGATCAAGACCAATAGAGATGCGCACTTGGTAGACATACCAATTGCCAAATCTAGTTTCTTGGATTTCTCAACTTCTTCCTTATCTATTAAGATAGGAATGGTTAAGACAATCAAAGCATTCGTTTATGGAACACCATCACACAATGATTATAGAGTTAAAGCTCTTAATCCTGGTGCTGATGCCATGACGACTGCTCAAGAAATGGTTCTTGACATGATCACCTTTACCCAAGAAGGGAAAGAGGCCATGCGCCAACAGCTTATCGCTGAAGGTGCATTCAGTATGAAGCCGAGAGTCTTTGATAGACTCTCGCCAGTAGGGCGATTAGTACACCCGGTGTACTGTTACCTGTTCTCTACTATTTATGAACAATTAGTTCAAAAATGGGAAGAGTTGACTGCAGTGAAACCTCTCCAATTGAAAGGTTTAACTGTCGAGCAGTTGGTAGAACTGCTGGATGTCATTGCACGATACAAAGAGATACTGGCTCTGCCAGAACGACGTGCCGAGAAATTGGCAAAAGGGCAAATCCCCAAGAGAAATCTTGTGGATTCTCCCTTGTCGGTACTTGTAGAGGTCCTCAAAAGTGAGTCGAACCTAACGTACATGCGGGACGTTGTATTAACTACCGGAGTAGAAGTAATAACCAAAATCTTCGCCGGGAACGATACAGCGTTCTACTCCATCTTTACGCAAGAGACCGAGGATAACCCAGGCTATAGAAAGCCATTGGGAGCACCTCCTCTTGCGGGAGTTAGAGCGTATATGGACCAGTTTGGTGAAGAGTTCGTACGCGAGCATCTTCCTAAATGAGGAAAATATGCAGCCGCTATGTTCAATGAACCTAAAGAATTCCCGGAGTATACTCCATGGAATCCATATATGGTTCAGCCGGACTACTTGTATTCAATTACAATGTGGTCTAGCTACCTGAACTATGAGCGAGAAATCGCTTCTAGTTTGGAGTTAGGAACGTACCCACTGGTGTTAGGTGAGCCGGAGACATCCGCCGCCTAACTCTTTTGGGAAAAAGAGTCAAACGTCTTGATGTCGGAAGGCAACCCGTTAAAGTACCCCGTGTCATAGGGTAAAACCTATGACCCAACCCTTCCGGAAAAATCGTGTTCTTCGGATCGCGAGACTGCCGGGTAGAGGGCCC